AAGGAACATGGAATCATATCTCACTTGATCCTGCACTAATCACAGTTTATGACAATGGCGTTGATTCAATGACCGTTGTAAATAACTCAGACAGTGCTGAATCGTTCAAAGTGGGCGTTGAGACTGTAGAGCAAAACCCAACCACCGTTGATCTCATCGGTTATGAGTCTACCATTACTGAAATTGATGGTGGCGGATACTAAGCATATATATGCCCTCCCTTCGGGGAGGTTTATTACTTTAAATAAAGGAAATTAAGATGACTATTAAACATGTACCTGTTGTACACAAAAGAAGTTCAGTTGCAGGTAAAGTCCCAACAGCTGAGATGTTAAGAAGCGGTGAGTTAGCGATCAATACTGCTGACGGTCTGGTTTACGCTAAGAAAGATGACGATTCTGTTATTGCTATCGGTGCATCACCTGATTTGAGTGGTTATGCTGAAACAAGTTATGTAGATACTGAGATCACTAATGCTGTTGCTGAGATAGGTGGAGGCACAGAAAGCGTTGTTGGGTCCATTTTAAAAACAACACTGGTTGATGAGACTATTAATTTAATTGCTGGAAATAGCAAAACCTTTACGCATGCTGATGACACGAATAATGACCGTACACTCTTTATTGAGAAAGAAGTGCCAGGTGGTGTTAGTGGTGTTGAGGTTAACTCTGCCCCGCTCCCTATGGTTAAGAAAGTAGTCTTTAGTAACTTACAAAAATCCAGCAGTTACGCTGCGCTTGGGGGGGTTCGGTTTATAGAGTACGGTGGAGGAATGTTTGACCCTGGCGCATTGTCAGTCAATGATGTAAATACAGCAACGTTTGATAAGGCCACAGTCAGTAGTGTGGGTACTTGGAGTAATGGCAGCGCCTACTATGTAGGCAATCCTTTTGATCTTTTAAAAGATGCTACTGCTTCAGTAACAGGATCTTATTGGCTAACTGGATCAGCGAGTGGTTCACTCACTATGACGTTTAATACACCTATTGCTCTTAAAAGCATAATTTTGGTTACATCTACTGTTGACGGTATGAGTGATCGTAAAGTAACAGGGTTAGATATTACAATGCATGACGAAGCTGATGCTATAATATCTACCATAAACGTAACTGGTGCGGTGGATAACCCTCGAACATTTAATACATTCGAGTCACTCTCAACACAAGGCGAAACAGTCCTATCTAATTCAATCTCTCTAGCAGGCACTACTCAGCTAGAACAGACAGCTTTAGTTGCTAATGGTGCTACAACTGCGTTGTCTACTGATGGTGGTATTACCTATAGTGAATTTAGTGCGGATCATGGCGTTGTTCCGGTAAGCAGTGGAACTGATCTTAAGGTTAAGGTTAATCTTACTGTTCCTTCATACCCACTTAATGGTGCAGATAATATCTCTCCAGCTATCCCTGTAGCTGATATGCCTAACAACTTTAAGATAGGCAGTAACTCAGCGTTTACAAGAGGTTGGCATCATGGAAGTCCTAGTAAAACTGAAACTTTTGGTGGTACTGAAGCAAGTTTTGTTTTCTATTTTGATGAACCCACCCTTATCAATAAATTAGGTATCTATCAGGTGAGTAACGGAACTTGGGGTATAGGTTTTATTACAATATATGGTTGTGTAGATAAAGTTATCAATACAGATGAATCTAATGCTGCAATATGGGATGAATTATCTCCTAGAAATGAATCAACTTATAATACTGCTGCGTATTCACACTCACATTTGATGAGTACATGGGAAACTAATGTCAAATATCAGTCGTACAGAGTAGTTATAGAAGACCCTAATTTGGGTAATTACGGAGATGGTTTGCAAGTGGGTGGTATTGTAATACATCCTGATTCTCGCGCCAAACCAGACTTCTCCTCAATCGCCTTCAACAAAACAGCCGATTCAACTTGGATTTTAGCTGATCGTTCTAAATACGAAATTGCGTATCCTGGTGTTGGAGTTACATCATTAAAGAATATCTCTGGTGCTGATAAGACTATCAAAGTAAAAATTGGTCTTACTTCTACTACAGAAGCTATCCCAGTGAGTTTTTCTGGTGGATTGGTTAATGCTGCAATTAAAACAGTATTGACTGACCAACAGGTAAGTCTAACTAGTGGTTCATCGCAGACATTATCACACGTTGCTGATCCTAATAAACTACGTTCAGTGTTTATTGAAAAAGAAGTTCCTGGTGGAGTTACTGGTATTGAGGTTAACTCTTCACCAATCTTATCAACCCAAGGTGAAACAGTCCTAGCCGATTCAATCTCTCTAGCTGGTACAATTCAGCTTGAGCAGACTGCTTTAGTTGCTAATGGCGCTACAACAGCATTGTCTACTGATGGTGGTCTTACTTATGGTGAGTTTAGTTCGGATCATGGGGTTGTTGCTGTATCGGGTGGTACTGACCTTAAAGTTAAGGTTAATAACATCTCGTACACAACTAGTAGTATGGAAGATAATATACTGGATGCTGCAACTGTTATATCTGAGAATGCAGGTACGGGAACAGGATACCCAGAGGGTTCTAAATTTAAAGGTATTAATAACGAAGGTATGTATAGCCATAGCAGTCTAGGTCCTTATGAACTGATAATGGATGCAGGATTAAACAATAAATTTATTGTAGGTAATTTAGTAGAGCTTGGTGATCAAGTAGACCTATATCCTAGGAATGTTAATATATCTGTATCTGATGATAATATCAACTGGGTTGTTATATTTGAAAATGGTGGTCCAGGTGCTACATATGAAATGTCAGGTAATGGTAGATACGTTAAATTAAGAAATGAATCCAACAGAAGTGGTTGGAGTGGAATGTCCTATATAAGTATAGTTACCTGGGACTTAACAGTTGAAACGTCAACAGACTTCTCCTCAATCGCCTTCAACAAAACAGCCGATTCAACTTGGCTGCTTGATAATGACGCAGAGTGGGAAGTAGGTCTAACCTCTTCAATCTATACTTCATTAAAGAACATCTCTGATGTTACTAAAAATGCAAGAGTTCGAGTAGGTGCTACATCTGTTCTTGAATATGACTACACCAAAACGATTGCCGCTGGCGGTACTGAGGTGCTCACACTACCTGTTGCGCATGGCGATAAATCTGTTGCTCATGTTAAACAATATGTTCCTGGTGACACCGTATCTGATACAAAATGGGATTTTGATCTTATTGATTCTAATCAATGGGATGGTGGGTCTGTTGAGGGCGGGAAGATTGGGTTATTTAATCTAAGTCCAATTAAATCTATTACAGAAAAAACTCCTATATCTGGGATGACTGAAGGTTTTGCGTTAAGCGTAAAGGGTTTAGTGCTTGATGGGACAGGAATCCTTAGATTCTTTATGGGTGGATACGCCACTATGGGTTTATACATATACACAGACGGTCGATTAATGGCAGGCATCAATGGACTGAATGAATCAAGCTATGGCTTTACATTCGCGATTGGGACTTCTTATGATGTTGACATCGTTGCAACAGCCGCTGGTGCTGTAACTGTAACTATTGATAATGTATTGGTAGGGACAATCAGTAGAAGTGTAAACTTTGGGTCAGCCACTGGAATGTTTGCGTATGACGCAGATACTCCACAAACATTTAATAGCTTCACTTTTGATGACTACAGTAGAAATTATGAGTCTACATCAACAGTAACTTCTCTATCTTCAATCAACACTGGTATTGCTACAGCCATTAATGGTATTACTGTTGCAGAAGATAAGCCAGTCGGTACCGACGCTAAGTACGCGTTGAGTTTTGATGGTAAGGCTACTTGGACTGCATTGATGGATTCATCTGAATTAACTGCATTCGACTTCTCCTCAGTAACACTAGGTGATTCATTAGATGTCCAAATGGTCATGTCAACTACTGATTCTTCTGTAACACCAACTGTTGATCAAATTACAGTTGATATGGCAACACAAGGTGTATGGGCGCAAGCAAGTGTTGATCCTGATAAGTTCATGGTAATCGAAAGTGAAACTAACAAAGTGAGTGTTACCAATAACACTGACTCTGAAAAGACGCTGAAGATTAACGTAGGGATTTAGTAAACCCACTCTCCTTGTACTCTTAAATGCAGGGAGAGTATTAATAATTTAATGATAAATAAACATATTATAAGTTTATCAATCAATACTAGGAGTATATGTATACATGGCTAATATAGTATATCGAGCCGCTTTTATAGGAACAGCAACAATCGGTAGTATGGTTGCCCAATCCGCAAATTTTGATGCTATTATGCAGGATGGTGTAATATCTTATGTTCATCCAGTATCAGATAATACATTATATGCTGGTGCTGATATTTCTGCTGGTGGTGCAAAAACATCACTAAGAACAAGTTTAATTTCATTAGATGTTTGTAATCTACTAGCAACTGCTTCTACTGATATTAATGGAGTGACATTATTTAATGTTGATGCTACAGTAGCATCAATAGCTACAACGATTATCAATGGTAATGTTGAAGTGAGTTGTAACACTCAACTCACTTCAAATTCAATATTAAATCTATCTGCTAGCACTAGTCCAATTATCGCTAACGCGATATCTGTATCAGCATCTAGCGTTACTGGTGATGGTGCTGCATTAGTATTATCTATCAGTGATTTGGTTGATTGTGAGGGTTATATTACTCATCCAATTACCAGTGATTATACAGGATCAGCTCAATTTAACGGTTATTCTAGTAATAAATTAGAAGGTTCTTCTGATGTAGATGTATCTAGTGCGCTAACGGTATCTGCGACTGGTATAACTGCAGATGGTGCCGCATTAGCATTATCAGATGTAACTGATGTTATTGGTTCTTGCTACAACACTCTTTTAGGGGTTGCTCCTGTTACAACAAGCTTAGATATTGATAATACAGTAAAACACAGTATCAGCGCTTATTCTGATGTAAATGTAAGTGGATTATCACTTTCTATATCAAGCATCACATCAGATGGTGCAGCTTTAGTGCTTTCTAATGTGACAGCAGTTCAAGCTAATCCAGGATCTGTAATAAATGCTGAGTCTGAAATAATAGCTAAAGCTATCGTTGATGTATCCACTAATCCAGTTAATCGTGATGTATATGCTAATGTAACATCAAACTCAAATTCTAATATCACAGTAGTGGGTATTATTGGTGACGGAGTCGGTGTATTCGTAACAGAATCAACTGACATTGAAGCAGTATCATATAATGATTCAGAAGGATCTGCTGATATAGATATACCTTCTACTATAAATAGTTCAGATGTAATCCCTTCCATTGAGATATTCTGTGAGGTTACTGTAAACGCTTCTGGTGTACACTTAACAGCGCCTAGCATCGTTGGATTTGGTGGATCATCTCTTATCACGAGTGGTGATGTTGAGTGTATAAGTCAAAATGAAATAAATGGTATTGTTGATATTAATACCACTAGCAATCTAGCAGGCACTTCATCTAGCATAATTCTAGCAACTGTAGAACCTATATCCGGCACTTCAATTATAGAATCTGTAACTGGTGTAACAAATAACGGTGCTGGAGTGTTTATATCAGATGTTACCGATATTAATATTAATGTTAATGTTATTAATAACTCAATCGCTGATGATGGTAGAATCATTTCATGCTTAGTTGAAAGTGATATTACAATCGTTCAAAATTGTAGTGGTGATATCAATGCTTCTGGTGTTATATTATCTGCATCTGGTGTATTAGGTGATGGCGCTGCTATAATTTTATCCAATACAACAAACACTGAAGCAGAATCATATTCCGCTATAACGTGTTATGTTGCAGTTGATGCTACTAGTATATATGTAGATCAAGAATTAATATCACAATTGAGTTTAGATGGTGTCGCTGAGATAACAGGATTAGATACAATTATATCTGTACCAGCTATAATTGGTTTTGCTGCTGGTGTATTTGTAAATGATGTTACAACCCTCGAAGTGAGTCCTACTGTTACAAACAATGCATCATCAACAGTGAATGCATCAGGTATAATGGATTCAGTATCAAGTATTACAGGTCCTGGTGCTGGTGTATTTGTGAGTGATGTTACAAATCTCAGTGTAATAAGTGCAATTGAATCTGATATCGGAACTATTGATATAATGATATCAGAGGAAGGTGATTTCATCACTGGGGAGGATGGAGATCAGTTAGTTCCGATTGATCCTGATACAGATATGAATATATCCTCATTCGCGTGGAATGATGCGGATGGTGATGTTGATGATATTATAGTTTCAGCAGCATCTGTATCTTCAGCAGCGATTTCTGGTGATGGTAGTGCGATAGTAATTACTGTTGGTGATGTTATTAACAGCACTGCTACTAATGAGATTGATGCATCAAGCGCTATAATATGTGACTCAGCAGAAGTGTTTACAGAGGCGATGATCATTATCAATGGTGGCTCTGTAGAAGTAACTTCAAATGGTGGTGCATTATCAGTAGCAGCAATTATCGGTAATGGTGCTGGAGTGTTCCTATCTGATACTGCTGAAGTTAGTGCGATGACAGGAATAACTAATTACGCTAATATTGCTATTGAAACAGAAGCGTTATCTGACGCTTCTGCTAACACAATCATCCAGGGATTCGGTGTTGTGACGGTAACTGGCGCTAATAATACAGTCGCTAATACAATATCTGAAGCAGCAGCAGTTACATTATCTGATGTAACGAATATAACTGCAATTGCTAATACTAACGCTCCAGTTATAAGTGATATCAAAGGATCATCAGTTGTAGCAGATTCTGAAGCGATTATTGTAGTTAATGGCGCAGGAGAAATTGATGGTTCTGGTTTAATTATAACAACATCAGCAATTTCCAATAATGGTGCTGCAATGGTTATGACAGATCTCGCTTCTATTGAGGGAGGAGCATTCGTCACATTCTATATGGGAGCAAATACTCCGATTGATGCTAATGTAGTAATCGAGACTTGGCCAACAGTCGAGGCTAATTGGAATGCTCTTGTTGATGTTGTTGGAGTTGATGGTACTGTTGAAACTGTTGGTGTTGGTGTGATAATCTCTGATGTAGTTAATGTTGATGCTGAAGCTAGTGTAGAATATTCCTAGGAGAATACTGATATCTTTGTAACAGAGGATGATGCTATTGTGTTAACCGAGTCTACAACTTAATAGTGTAACATTGTAAGGATTTAACCTATATATTATGAAGTCTGTTGATGATAAATTAAATGATGTGTTTGGATTAGAGGGTACTGATATGGTACCCTCTAGTCGTCACACTAGAGGTGTGCCTGCTAAGATAGAGGTTAACTCTAATCCAGATGATCGTAAACCAGATTCAGATGATGATTATACATTAGTTAGAGAGACTTTACATAACACCATCAATAGAGCTAACGACAGCTTAGAGGGTGCTATCGAGGTTGCTAAAGAGACTGGTAAGGCTAGGGAATATGAAGTCGTTGGTCAATTAATCAAAACTATCTCTGATGTCGCTGGAGATCTTATATCACTTCAAGAGAAGATGAATAAGATACAAGACGAGAAACCCAACACTGTTAATAATAATCTCAATGTCACTTTAACTACAACAGAATTGAATAAGATGTTAAAGAATGATAACTGAGAATCTTATCTCAGACACTATATTATGAGGATATTATGATAAGTAGTTATAACGGTAACGTTAATCTAAAAAAGATAGGTGAGAAAATAGAGTGGACTAAGGATATGGTGGATGAATATAGAAAATGTTCATCTGATCCTATACACTTCATTAAAGAACACTGCAAAATCATACACGTGGATTTAGGTCTAATCCCATTCAACTTATACGATTATCAAATTAATATGATTGGAGATATGTATGATAACCGTAATAATATTATACTCTCTACGCGCCAAAGTGGGAAATGTCATGGGATAAATACTACTGTAACAGTCAGAAATAAAAAGACTGGTGAAATAGAAACTATTACAGTAGGAGAATTATACGATGAAGCAGAAAGAGAGTTACGTACGGAGAGTGAAACCTAAAGAACATACTTGTGAGTTGTGTGGTATGCACATGAAGATACAAACGTACAGTCTACACTTCAAAAATAAACATGATATCTCATCTGAAGAGTATTTTAATACTCATCCACAACATCTTACTGAAACGTTTATTCCGAAAAATTACATAACAGTGATGGGTGTTGTAGTGTTAAAGGGTACCATTAAGAGTGTGCATACAAAGGTACCTTTCAGGAACATTACTCATTTAAAGCGATGGTTATTAGTACGTGCAATGAGTTTTCAGAGCGTTGTTGCATCATCATTTTTAGAAGATTCGTTTTACGATGGATACACTAATAGGGAGTGGTTGGATAAGTTAGGGGTTGTTTTGTCTTCTAAATTAAACCGACACTCTTATGATTATGCTGTTTTACGGTGGGACAAAGAAACCGCAGATGAGAAGTGGTTAATTAAAAGTGAATCGATGAAAGGTGATGCGAATCCAGCATATCAACACGGTGGTAGGTTATCTCCATTTTCTGATAAATTTTTCAAGTATATGAATAATGAGGTTAATTATACTGTAGAGGATGTGAGACGTAAGAAAATGAAAAGTGTTGTTGATAATCCTCAGAATCAACGTACACGTATTGAGTATTATTTAGATCAAGGAATGTCACAAGAGGAAGCAGTGAATGCATTAAGTAACCATCAAAGAACGTTTTCATTTGATAAGTGTATAGAGAAATACGGGTACATTGAAGGATACAATATATGGAAAGAACGTCAAGATAAATGGCAAAATACTTTAAACAGTAAATCTCAGCAAGAAATAGATCAGATTAATATGGTGAAGGGGACAGAGCGTGTTAATCAATTATTTCAATATAATCCAGAAATTAAAAATATCCCAGCAACAAAGAGAGGCACAGATTAAGGTATGTCATTTTCTAGTGTATAAAGAAGAGCAGCGCATCTTAAAGGAATATTCATTGAATAGAATAATAAATCAACATGGATTTAAAACAATAGAGGCATTTAATGTTATCGAATAATGTAAATCGAAAGTTTATATCTAGTTTAGATATTTCAGATTATGAAATATTAACAGAGGATGGGTATAAAGACGTTTCTCAAATCCATAAAACGATTGAGTATGAGAAATGGGTAATTGAACTTGAGAATGGATTCAAGCTTGATTGTGCTGATACACATATATTGATAGATGAGAATTATAATGAAGTGTTTGCAAGAGATTCTCTTGGAGTTATGTTAAGAACTCAATCCGGTTTATCTAAAGTAGTTTCTGTAATCAATACTAATGATATGGAGCATATGTACGATATAACAGTTGAATCAGAGGATCATACTTATTACACAAATTCAATTTTAAGTCACAATACATCAAGTGTAGTTGGATTTCTTTTACATTACATCTTGTTTAATGAAGATAAAACTGTGGGTGTATTAGCACATAAGATAGCTGGAGCAAGAGAGGTTTTAGATAGATTGCAATTAGCATATGAGCACATACCTAAATATCTCCAACAAGGTATCAAGGAATGGAATAAAGGTAATATATCACTTGAAAATAATAGTAAGATTTTAACAAGTGCTAGTAACGGAGCAGGAGTCAGAGGAAAATCATTATCAGTTCTATTCGTAGATGAGACAGCCTTTGTCCCGAACAATCAATGGGAAGATTTCTGGACAGGTACATATCCAGTAATCTCAAGTGGTACAGAGACTAAAGTTATTTTAGTCTCTACTCCAAATGGACTCAATCACTTCTATAAACTTTGGGTTGATGCTAAGGAAAATACATCATCATTCAATCCAATTGAAGTTAATTGGTGGGATGTTCCAGGACGAGATGAAAAATGGAAAGAGGATATGATCGGGGATATAGGTCAGCATCGATTTAATCAGGAGTTTGGTAATTCATTCTTAGGTTCCTCTAACACTTTAATAAGTTTAGATACTTTGCAACGATTAGTGTATAAACAACCTATCCAAGAAAAGGATGGACTGAGAATATTTAAACAACCTGAAGATGGTCAATTATACTTCATAACAGTTGATGTTGGGTATGGAAGAGGACAAGACGCATCGACATTCTCTATATTCAACATTACACAATTCCCATATGAGCAAGTTGCTACATATAGATCAAATGACATTTCTCCTATGTTATTTCCTAACATTATTTACAATACTGCTATTAACTATAATAATGCATTCGTTTTAGTTGAAAATAATGATATAGGAAAAACCGTCTTAGGAGTGTTAAACTATGAACTTGAATATGAATATTTAATCACTTTGAATGAGAACAGTAAACGGAATCCTGATATTGGTTGTAGAATGACTAAACAAGTTAAAAGCGTAGGATGCTCTAATCTCAAGGATATCGTGGAGGCTGATAAGCTGATATTAGTTGATGATAACACTATACAAGAACTTAGTACGTTTATAGGAAAAGGTAACTCATACGCAGCAGATCAAGGTAAACACGATGACTCGGTGATGAATCTGGTATTGTTTGCTTACACTCTCAAAACAAACACGTTTGAGGATTTAACAGATCAAAATTTCCGACAGAATATGTACAAAAACAGAATTAAAGAGATGGAAGATGATATGATGGGATTCTTCTCATCTGATACAGAATATGAGGAAGATGATGTTGCTTGGTTGCAGTGAGCTTCATTATATGTTTATACCACATAAAATGTTAAATAATATAGGATGAGATATAGTAGTTTATAATCTGAAATTAGCTTCTCATCATCCCGAAATAACAATTACCTATTTTGATAATGATAAATAATCCGTACAGTAAATTTTAATGAATAACATGGAGTATATTATAATGGGTTTCCAATTGTCACCAGGCGTAGCTATAAAAGAGACAGATCTATCAACAACTATACCAGGAAGTGCTACATCCTTAGGAGCAATGGTAGGAGTTTTCGGAAAAGGTCCTGCATATGATCGCACGATCATCACAACAGAAAATGAACTAGTTAAAGTTTTTGGGAAACCAACAGATTATAATGCAGCATCTTTCTTCACAGCAGCTAATTTCCTTCAATACGGTAACAACCTAACAGTAGTTAGAGTTCTAGCTACTGATGCAAGAAATGCATCATCTGGAGCAGTTCACCCTCAACCAATTAGTAATGTTGATGATTACGAGATTCTTAAATCATCATTACCTGAAGGTTTTCATGCTAAATCAGTTGGTGTTGATGGAAATAATATATCTGTATCATACGCTACTGCTGCTGAATTTATTGGTTGGGCACACGAGGATTTATTTGATAGTGCTCCAAATGCAGCAACTACCGAAGAAGTTAATCTTGTAGTTTTATACGATAGTGTCCCAGTTGAAACGTACACTGTAAGTTTATTACAAGATGGAAAAGACTCTGAAGGTAATAACATCTTTATTGATGACGTTTTAATGAATCGCTCTGGTTACATTTATTCAGTGGTAGGTGAAGGGACTATTATCACTTATTCAGATCCAGACGCGGATACAACTGATGCAGTAGCAGATTTCACTTTAGCAGGTGGAACAGATGGACTCGGTCGTCCAACTACAGCATCCTGGATGTTGGGATGGGATGAGTTCACTGATCCTGAACAAGTAGATGTTAACCTTCTTCTTGCTGGTGCCGCTGCATCTGAGGATATCGGAT